CCCGACGCCGCCGCGATTTTGACGCGGCAGTGAAAATTTCGGTAACGTAAACCGGCCGTCTCATCAAAACGCTTGAATATCAGTCGCTTACGCGCAGGTGACTGCGGATTGAATGCCGCTTTTCGGCAGACGCTCCGGCACCGACCTGCCCTGTAACGGGTGATGGGTTCAGGCGGCTAGAATTGAGGCCGCGTAACCATTGGCGGGCGTGTCGGCTCCGCTGACCATGGCCAAGGCGCCCGCCTCATTCGGATGTGTGCTGTCGCCCTGATACCAGTTGGTATCGGCCGCATCCGTAGACGTATCGAACAGCGTCCCGCTGGCGCCGCTTGTGATCAGCGGCAGCTCGACCAGCTTCAGCTTGCCATCATAGGTCTGGCCGGTGCCGGCGAGCGTGTCCGTGAGGAATGTCGCGCTGCGCAACAGGGTCCGAAGATCGGAGATGGCCGTCATCAGTGAGGGCGAAGAAGCGATGTTGATGGCCTGCCGGACCTCCCAACCGCGCTGAAGATAGCCGGTCGAGGCCGTGTTCAGGACCGGCACGATGTCCGCATACATCTGAGCGCCGGTTCGCGTCGACGCATCGTTCCGACCGATCTGCGGGGCGACCACGTTCCGGCCGGCGAGCAGGTTGTCGAACATGGTGTTGGCGGCGTCCCGTCGCGTGATCAGCGCGGAGATCGTCGCACCTGACGTACCCATGTTGATGACCCGCCAGGACGGTGGCAGGGCGTAGGAGGCCCCCGGCTCGGTCAGCCTCATGCTCATCTGGTTGCCGATCGTGACCGCAACGGTACCCTGTGTGATGCTGTCGCCTTCGAGCACGAGCTGATTGGTGATCTGCGGAATATTCCAGTTGGCCACCATCTCGGCCACGCGGGCGTCAACCTCAGCATTCGTCAGGACGCCGACGAAGACGGCCATCTCGTAGATGTCCGCGAGAAGCCATGTGCCCGAGGCGCCAGGCGAGAAGGGGTTTCGGCCGATTTCGAAGCCGGTGATGCCGGTGAGAGAGCCCGCAGATTGCACCACGTTGCCGGCGTCATTATTGATGTAGAGCCTTTGGCCGCCGCTCGCGGTCGGTCTGGAGGCCACTGCGATAACCTGAAGCTGTGAGCCGACAATCAGCTTTGCCTTGTTGGTCGCATCCGTAGCGGCGGACGTCGTCGTGCCACGGAGGTACGGCGGAACGCTGGACGAGATCGAGGTGTTGATCACCGTCCCCTGCGTGTTGACCGCGGTCCCGGCCGCAGCGTTGCCGAGGCCGAAGAAATTCCCTGTCATGGCGCGGTGTTGGCGCACGACCGCCAGGACAGTGATCCCCCGCTGGTCCGCCGCGAAGGCGGTCGCGCCGTTCAGATACTCCGCGCCGTTGAAGCGCCAGAACTTGCGGCCGGGCGTGTCCGCATACTGGAATGGGCCGGCGCCGGCAGCCCCTTCGGTCAGCGCGGCCAGCCCCCGGATATCAGGGCAGGCCGTAACCCTGCCGCCGGAGAGCGTCGCACTCTGGCTGTTCGGGTGATAGTGGATCGTCGGAGCGACGCCGAAGACGGTTGCCGACGAGCCAGGCGCCGCAGGGCCGGCCCCACCACCCGTGCCAAGGCCGAGGCCCAATCCAAGGCCGATGGACTGACGCAGTCTCATCGCATGGCCGAGACAACGGCGGTTGCGGTCGTGCCGGCCGAGAGGACGCCGACGATCTCAAAGCCATGGAGCACGTTCGCGCCGACCACGACGGGGACCGACAGGTTTCCGCCCGGCATCTTCAGCATGACGTTTCCCTCAACCGTGCAGGAGATGAAGACGCCGCTTTGGCCGGCCCTGGCGATATCGGCAGCATCTGGCACGATCTGGACCGGCGTCGTGTATTTGGCTGTCATGGCTTTCTCCTGGGTCAGGGGTTGTTGCTTGAGCGCTGGCGCTCGAACCTGTCGTCGAGCTTGTTGACTGCTGCCGTCAGGCCGCCGAGCGTGACGTTCTGAACCTCGATCTTGCCGGCGAGCGTCGCGAGCGCGGCCGCATCCAGCCCGCGTTGCGCAGTGAGCTGCGCAAGCTGGTTCTCGTGCCGCTCGATCTTGCCTTCGGCCACGGTCATGCGGGTGTCCATCTTCCCCCAGGCCAGGATGATTGCGGCCAGGATGGCTAGAAGGCTGAAGCCCTGCGTCGCCATGGAGAGCTTGTTGCCAAGCGTGATCTGCGGCTGCGCCACGTCATCGTCCCTTCGGTCGTGTCCAGCATCCGATTGCAACGCCCGCCTCGAAGACTTCATCGACCTGCCAGTCGTCGGCCGCGAGCGCCAGTTCATTGCCCAGCGCCCGGCACTGCCCGGACACATTGGCCGGTCGCACGGTCCCAAGACATCCCGCCGCGCTCGCGGCAAGCCCGCACGCCAGCGCGAGCTTCAGCACCCTTGTCCGCCGCATCGCGGTTCTCCTGGTTGACGGTTTCAGTGGCCTTGGTGACGCGCGAGGAGGCGACCAGGTCGGACACCTTCCAGATGAAGCCGACCAGGCCAGCGAGACCGGCCAGGACCAGGACGAGGCGGATGTTCGCGCTCATGCCGCCGCTTTCCGGTTCACTGTCAGGTAGCCGTTCTTCCAGGCCCAGAGGACGCCGGCGACAAGGACGAGCGCGAAGGCGGCGAGGGCCCAGGGATTACTGATCGCGCCCAGCAGCGTGACGCCCAGGCCGACACCGCCGGCGGCCGTGAGGTTGCCGCCGCTCGCGGGCACGTCGTCGGGCTTGGCCGCCTCCGGCCGCACGTCGGCCGGCTGCGCTACCATCTCGTTGGCGGCTGTCAGCGCGTCATGGAAGGCCTTGTAATGGGTCGCGATCAGCTTGGCCTTGTCGCCGCCGCCATTGATGATCGCCCGCGCGCCCACCGGATCCGCCACGCCGTTCATCGGGAAGTAGCGCTCGAAGGTTTCCGGCCGGCCATCCTTTCCACGCCGGAACAGGCCTCGCGCCATGCCGCGCAGCAGGATCTCGGCCGAGATCTTCGGCTCCATCGCCCGGCCGGGATTGTTGACCAGGTCGACGCCAATCATGTCGCCGGCCTTGCGATAGTTCGCCTCATGCGTCAGGCCGGAGAGGCCGCGCGCGAAATAGCCGTCACGCCAATACGGCTCGCGGACCAGGCGCAGCGCGCCATGGTTTGGCTTCGCCCATTCGGCATCGAGCCGCGCGATCGTCTGCGCGTCGCTCTTGCCGTGGGCCTCGCGGATCGGCTGCATGGTGCCTCCGACCTCATGAAAGGCCGTCGCCAGCGCATAGGCCAACCAGCGTAGATCGATCAGCCGCAGCCGGTCCCAGGCGTCGAGGATGGTTTCCATCCCTTCGACCTGGGCGGTGGAGAGCCTGCCGCCGAAGGGCGCGCGGCGGGCATAAGCGAAAAACGTCGTGCGGTTGATCGTCATGGCTTCCCTTTCCGCCTCAGGCGACATCACGAATGCGGAATTGCGGGGCGACGATCACGGTCACGGTCGCGCCGGTGTTGTTGTAAATTCGGTAGGCTGTGCCATCCCAGCCGACGGACCACTTGCCGGCGCCCGGCGCGACCGTGCCGTTGATGTAGTTTCCGCTGGTCGAGGTCCCTGTCGCCGTGCAGGCCTGAATGCCGGCGCCACCAACAAGCACCTTCATCACATCGCCGGTTTCCTGCAGCGCGATCAGGTATTCACCCGATCCGACCGGCAGCAACCGGTTGGCGCCGTTCGCCAGCGAGAAGGAGAGGTTGGAGACGTCTGTCAGCCACTCGTCGGCACGCAGAAGCGCCACCGCCATTCCACGCACGTCATGGACGATTTTGACGTTTGGGCCATAGAGGCCGAGCGCATTGTCGCGCGACCAGGCCGAGGAGCGGATTGCCAGCGGCGCGCTTGCATCGATCCCGTACAGCAGATTGTCGGCGATGACCGTCGCCTCGCTGTCGTACCAGTTGATGGTGGTGTCGAGGATATTCGCGCCATGCCCGGCATTGTTGCGAAGCTGGGCAATGGTCGCGACCACATCGCCGTTCCGCCAATTGAGGATGACGAGGCCCGAGCCGACGGTCGTCGATGCACACCACGGCACCTCAAGCACCTTGCCGACCGGGTTCGACACGCTGTCATCCACCCAGACGGCGGCTGTCTTGTTGCTGTCGAAAATCGCGGTGCGGAGGAAGACCTGCTGGTTGCCGACCCCCGACGCGGATGTGTCGATGATGCAACCGAACTCATTGTAGAGCTGGCGCAGGCCCTCGCCATAGATGCCGGAGCAGTCGGAGATCAGGAGGCCGACGCCCGAGCCATGTCCGCCAACGAGCTGGCCGGCGATACGGGAATTGCCGCAGTGGCCCTCGATCACCTGCAGCATGGCGAGATTTGTCGCCCTGGTCGCGAAGACCGACTTATGCAGGTCGAGATAGGAGCAGCGATCGAAGACCGCGCCATTCGCCAACCTGAAGTTTCCGTCACCAATGCGGAGATCGAAATCGACTTCAGCCACGCGCGTCATGCGCAGCGCATTGCCGGCTGTCAGCGCCGTAGCGCTGGTCAAGGTGAAGCGGCGCAGCCCGATATTGCTTGTCGGCGTGCCGGCGTCGCCGATGGGGAGAAGATCGGTCGCCGTGTCGGGGCCGTTATAGATCAGGCGCGATCGCGGGCCGCGACCGTCGATGACGAAGTCATTCGCGACGACAGGGTCCAGGGGCTGACTGAAGTAAAACCGACCGCGCGGGATGAGCCCGCGCCCCTCGATGGCCGCTTCGCGAAAAAAGCGATTGATCGCCTCGGTATTGTCGACAAGTGGGTTGTCGCGAACACCACCCGCATCGAACATGTCATAGGTCTCGCCGATCTTCTGCCCGACCGTGCGCGGAGTCGAGCCGGGCGGCGAGGCCGTCCAATTCATGATGCCGCCATTCGGAAGTTGCTGGATCAGGCCATCTATCCGCGCGCTGTTTGTCTCGATATCCGAGCGGTTCGCGTTGGTATCCCCGCGCAGACCCTCGATCAGCCCGAGATTGAGCTCCGCCCTGCGCCGCATCTCGGCGGAGCGCATGGCTTCGAAATCGGCCTGGTCCTCGTGCAACCGCTCGCTATAGCGGCTGTCGTCGCGGAACTGCTGTTGCTGCGTCGCCGGGGTCTTGCGTTCGATCTCCAACATGCCGGGCACGTCGGGAAGCGCCAGCGGCAGCACCGTGGCGATACGCGTGTCCGCCGCCAGCGCAACGTCGAAATGCACGCCGAGGCTGAGAACGAGCCGATTGCCGGAGGCATCGCGGTGAGCCACGCGGATATGGTTGCGGCTCGCGGCCGGAAAGCCCGGCGCGAAGGAGGTTTCAACCCCCGTCCAGGCGCGCTCGGCGTAACAGGCTTCGGTGGAGACGGTCACGGTTGGCCTCCGAAATCAGGCATGCGGTCGGGAGTGGTGGAGCCGGGACGCAGCCAGAAGCGCTGGCCCCAATCACGCTGGGCGAGGTCTTCCATGCGCCGGAAGCGATCGGGCGCGCGGGGGTCGATCATCAGCGCCATCTGGTCGACGACGGCGCGCTGGAAGGCGAGCCGGCCGTACCAGAGCGAGGAGCCCGGCAGCAGTCCGGCACCCAAGTAGAGGGCGTCGCCGGCGAAATGCGTCTCCTCGCCCTTGCCGGCGCGCTGGAGGTTGCCGAGGACGAACTTGGCCACCTTCTCGGCCGCGCCGAACTGCGCGCCGGCAAAGGTCGCGGCCAGGCTCGTGCCGTTGCGGCTCATGTCCTGGCCGAGGAAGTCCCCGAAGATGCCTAAGCCCCCGCCCTGAAGCAGGGCCGAGGCATAGGCGCGCTGGCCCTTCGCCGTCGTCGGATCCAGGCTGTAAGGGTCCTTGCCGTTGGCGACCTGCTTGGCCTGCATCGCGACCAGGCCGAGCGCCCACATGGCGCTGAAGCTGATCGCGGCGTGGCCGAGGCGCGAGCCGTCCCAGCCGCGCGCCATGGCGCGGGCGAAATGCATGGTCACGAAGGTGATCGGAAAGGCCTTGTAGAGCCCGAAGGCGCGGCGCACCTCGCCTTCGACCGAGCCCGGCCGGCTCTCGCCATAGAGCAGCGCCCGCGTCATCGGGTCCGTCTCTATCACGGCATAATCCATTTCCGTGTCGATCAGGCGCTTGAGCTTGTCGGCCGCCCGGCCGGCCGTCTCGCCACCCTGGGCACGGACATCCATCGGCCGCAGGAGAAAGGCGTTCGGCCGGTCCTCATGCAGCGGCGTCTGGCGGATCACGTCCCAGTCGCTGGCCTGGATGCCGTAGCGGCCGAGGCTCTCGCGCAGCTTGGGATCGAGCTCGGCAAAGCTCTTGCTGGCCTCGCGCGCATGCAGGGCCATGGTCTCCAGGCCGAAGGCGTTGCGCAGCGCCGCCGACCAGCGGCGCAGGCCGGAGGCGCGCACGGTCGCGCCCGCGAGCTGCCCGGCCTTGCCGGCGCGGATCGTCTCGCCGGCGAAGCGATCGACGCCATGCACGCCGGCGGCGATGCTGTCGGCGATCAGCCCGTGCTGGGCGGCGCGGATCTCGGAGCCGGCCTCGCCGAGGTCGCGGATGGCGCGGCCGATCAATCCCATCACCGGCATGCCGTTGAAGCGTGCCGCCATAGCAAGCGTCGCCTGGTCGGAGATCGAGGAGATGATCGCCGACCCCATCTGCGAGGCGACCAGCCAGGAGCGCATGTCGCCGGAGAGATGCGCGAGATTGGTATCCACCGGCACGTCCGCCCTGCCGGTGACATGCGCCCAGGTCGTCTCGAAGGCCTTGCGCTGGCGGTTCAGCCGGTTTTCATGCGCCCGGTTCTGCTTCAGCGCGGCCCTCTCGGCCGCCGCATCCGCGCCCTCGCCGGCCGTGACGGTGCCGTTCTTCAGCTCCAGGTCAAACAGGGAGAGGATGTAGCGCTTCAGCCCTTCCGGGTTCGGGCCGAGGGTGCGCAACATGGCGATGTCCTCGCTCATGCTGGCGATGTGGCTCATCAGCGTGTCGAAGACGCCATCATGCGTGCCGAACTCACGCGCCGCCGCGAGCCAGCTCTCGGCATCCTTCAGCACCAGCACACGGGCATCGCGCCGGGTGTTGGCCAGCATCTCGCCGCCGGTGAAGGCCGAGCTCGGCGGACCTTCGACCCAGCCGGCGACGGCGCTGTCATGGATGCCACCCATCACCTTGTCGAAGCCGGCATCGTCGAGCGGCCGGCCCGTGGCGAAGTCGAGCACCTCGCCGCGCGCATTGAGCTCGCGCATGCGGGCGATGAAATCCGCCTTGCTGACGGCCGCGACCTTGCCACGATCCAGCGTCGGGTTCGGCATCCTCCAATTCTTGCGCTCCGGCACTGCGCCGCCGGCCTTGTTGAATTGGCCGCGCAGGTCCTCGGCGACATCGGTCCAGGCCTTGGCCAGGAGGCGGCCTTCCGGGGTCGCGGCCGCGTCGTTGTAGAGCGCGCCGAGTATGTCGAGCTCGCGCGCCGTCTCGCGCTTCAGGCCGAGCATCTTGGGCCGCAGCGCCTCGATGCCGGCGGCGAAGGCGGCATGGGCCTCGCCCTTGATGGTGCGGGCTAGGTAGTGGACGTTCCCCCAGGTCGCGACCTCATGCGGATCGCGCCAGAACAGGGAGCGCACCGCCGGCCAGAGCGTCGACTTGCGTTCGTCGGCGAGCAGCGCCGGGGCCTTCGAGCCGAAGCCGAAATCGCCCGGTGTGGCCCGCAGCGCCTTCACGGCCGCGCCATAATCCTTGACCGCGTTCAGCGTGCCGAGCTGGGCCTCAACCGAACGGATGGCAAGATCGGCGCGGCGCGCGGCGGCCCGCGTCGCATCATCGGCGATGTTCAGCGCGATATAGGTGAGCGGCGTCTCGGCTGCGCCGCGCGCGCCTTCCAGAGCCGCCTGGCGCTCCTCGATCCAATAGGCCAGCCGGTCGGCCGCCTCGCGTGAGACGAGCCCGGCCTCGGCCTTGCCGAACAGGCAGGAGAGCACGCTCATCGTGCGCCCTCCCCGCCGCCTTGCCCCAGGCAGGCCTTCAGTGCGTCGGCGGCCTCGGCATCGGCGCGGATGGCGTCGAGCTCGGCGCGCAACGAGACATCGCCGCCGTCCAGGTGCACGGTGATATCGCCGCCGGCGGCCGCCATCGCGCGGTCGAGATCGGCGAGGCGCGCGCGGAAGGCAGCGGGATCTTCGGTGGCTGCCGCCAGCCGGCCGAGGGCCGCTAGTGGCGCGTCGCCTTCGCGTCCGCCCTGGCCTGCGCCATCTTCGCCAAGCTGCGGAATTTCGTCGCCCGCGCGCGCAGGTCCTCGGCGATCAGCCGGTCGGGCTGCGTCTTCGCCGCCGCTTCGAGCTGCGCCGCGATCTGAAGATGTCTCTCGGGCGGAAACCGCATCGTCAATGTCCCACCCCGGAATGTCGTCGAGGATATCGCGCACTGCCGGGACAGGCGCATCATCTCCCAATTCACGCATGATCGCAACGCGCTCCAGCGCGTCGCCCCAGTCGCTCTCGACGCCGCGCACGATCAGCTCGGCCGCCGCGTCGACATCATCGGCATGGACTGAGAGGTCATGCCCCTCCTCGGCCGCGCGGGCGCGAATGTTCTCTGCCTCGGCCGCGATCTCGTCACGCCAGCGCTGGTCGGTATCAGCGTCGGCCGACGCGTTGCGCTCGCCGGCCGCGACCTGGTCACGCTGCCGATAGGTCGGCCGCTTGTGCCGGAACTCGGCGTCGAGCGCCTCGTAGAGCTCGGCCGTGATGTCGCGCGAGGGCGCGTCCGCCGGCTGCGGCGGCAGATAGCCCTCCTCGATCAGCATAGGCTCCAGCCGGTCGATGGCATGGCCATTGCGGCGCGCCACGGGGCCGACGCCCGGCACGAAGGCCTTGTCGAAGCCGGCGGAGCGCGCATCGGCATCGAGGCGGATCCCGCCATTCATGGCGATGAAGCGCGCCAGCGAGACCGGGCGCAGCGGGCGATCGGATCGACGGCGGGCGGGCGCTGGGGGCGGAGTGACTTCCCCGGCCTCGCCCGCCGTCTCACGCTGCGCGTCGGAGGCACCGCGCAGGCGTGTCTCAAGGTCTTCAAGCTTCCGGTCGAAGCCGGAGAGGATCTCGCGTGTGCTCGCCTCCATCCGCGTCTGCATCTCGTCGAGCGCCTCGGCATGGACCGCCTTGCCGGCCGAGCTCGGATCGGGCGAGAGGCCATCCACCAGCTGGTCGCGCTCGACGATGCGCGCAGCAGCATCGAGATCCTCGGGAGCAACCTCGCGCAGGGCGGCCGGCATCGCGCCGGGCTCGACACGCGCCGGCGCAGCCTCTGCCATGGCCGGCACGTCGGCGGCGCGCGCTGCGACGGGCTCCAGTGATGGTGCGTCTAGACGCGGGCTCGCAGAGGCCGAAGGAGACTCCACGCCCGGCCGGGCTGCAACACCGTCGCTCGGCGCGGCGGCGCGGCGCATGAGCCAGCCACCGGCCCGGAACAGGCCAGCCAGTCCGGCATTGCCGATGCCGGCTTCCAGCACGTTGCCGAGCGCCCGGCCGAAGCCTGCCTCAAGGCCAAGCTCGGCGCGGCCGGCTTCGATCATCGGTTCCTGAAGCGCCTGGACGGAGACGCCGAGGCCGAACTCGCGAGCGAGCATGTTCAGCACGGGGCCGCGCGCCGGGCCCCCGACGAACATGGTGCCGAGATTGACCGGGTCGAGCCCCTGCCGGGTCGCGCCGGCCAGGAAGCCGACAGCATGGCCGGACAGGCCATAGGTGCGATCGGCGATGTCGGCGGCCTGCCGCTCCGTCTCCGCCGCCTTGGCGCGGGCGCGGGCCGGAATATCGAGATAGGGCTTGATCTTCTCCTGCTGCTCCGGCGTCAGGCCGGTCGTCAGGTCGGCGAGCTCGCGGGCCTGATCCTGCAAGGTCGCACCGGCATAGCCATCGGCTCGCAGGCGCTTGCCCTGGCTTTCGGCGAGCGCGGACAGGGATTGGCCGGAGACGGTTTCGACCTGGTCGCGCAATTCGCGATGGGCATCGGCCCAGGGCGCGCCGACACCGAAGGCGGTATCGAGCCCGGCCGCGTCCCAGCTCGCTTTCCAGATCTCGCCGAAGGTGGCGGGATTGGCGGCAAGCGGCCCGCGCGCGGCGGCATCGCGTTCGGCAGCGAAGGCGTTATCCCAGCTCATGGCTTCGCCTTCCGCAGACGTTCGAGCTCGGCACGGGTCGCAACCAGGTCGCGCTCGATGCGCGAGCGGATCTGGCCGCCAAGGATGCTCTCGGGCGACGGCGCGCGGGCCTTGGCGTAGCTGTCCTGTTCATCCAGCAGGTCGGCGAGGCGCTGCTCGGCGATCTCGATCGAACGGGCCGTCTCGCCGGCGGCGCTGCCATAGGGGCCGCGCTCGGCCGGCTGCGGGAAGGCGCGATCCTGCCAGTCAGGCCGATCCGGGCGCTTGAGCCCGCCCCGGATCAGGCCGGAAGCCACGGCCTGGTCGCGATCGCTCGCGCCCCAGCCGGCATCGGCCCGCTTGATCGCAGGCGTCAGGTCGATGACGAGCGGCTTGCCCTTGGCATCGAGCACGGCGGCATCCTGCCCGTTCGGGCCTGGCAGGGTGACGCGGTAACGGCCATCGCCATAGCCATCCGGGCGGAGACGCCCCTGCGCGCGCAGGAACTCGATATCGACCGGCTTGCCATCGCGGCCGGTCGGCTGGCCGCCGATATCATCGATCGAGAGCGACCCAATGGCCTGCTCGAAACGCGCCGCCGGCACACCCTGCGGCAATGGCACCTTGACGCCGTTGATCTTGGCGAGCTTGCCGGTGACGCTCTCGATCGCCTGTTCCATCGCCTTCGGGTCGGAGGCATCGAACAGGGCACCCTTGCCGTCGCGATCGGCGACATAGACGGCCAGCGATGCGTCGATCATCTCGGCCTGGACAGCGGGCGGAAAGACCGAGCCGCCGAGTGTCCGGCCCAGCGCCGTCTTCAGGTCCGCCGCCTTGCCGTCATCGACGCCGGCCTGTTTCATCAGCGCCGCGCCGCGCGCGACCTTCTGCCCCAGCGCAGGGTCGCGCGCGGCCAGCCGGCCGGCGATGATCGTCAGCTTGTCGGCCCCCAGCTGCGTCATCGCGGCCTCATAAGCCGCATCGGACATCGAGCGCGCCGCCGTCTCGGCGAAGCGGAAGCGCTCATCGGGATTGGCGTGGTCGAAGCCGTTCTTGTAGGCCGCGACCTCTTGCGGCTTGAACGGCTTGATATCCGCGCCATAGCGCCCGGCCGCGATCTCGGCCTGCTGGCCACGCTGGTTCAGCGCCTCGCCCATATTGGGCGCGGCGAGCTGCGCCGGCATGGCGATGACCGGCGCGCCCGAGCGTTCGAGGAGGCCGACAGGATTGGTGTTGCGCTCGCGGGCGACCGTCTCCGCCACGGTCTGCATGGCGTCGAAGCGCTCGCGCTCCTCCTGCGTCACATGCGGCGCGGCGGCCATGCGGGCGCGCTCCGAGGCGAGCGCCGCCTCCAAGCGTGCCGGCGAGGCATTGTAGGCTTCCTTGATCGCAGGAGCGATGCGCTCGACATAGTCGAGCTCGCGGAGAGACTTCGCGCTGGCCGCGTCGCCGCCGGCGGCGGCCTGGGTCAAGGTGGCACGGGTCTGCGCGACCAGCTGCGGATCCTGGGCGAAGCCCTGCTTGAACGCAGCCGTGATCGAGCCGGCATCGTCACGAGCCACGCTGGCCAGTGCATCGCGAACGCGCTTCTGGGCCGCAAGATCGCTATCGAGCTCGGTCCCAACCGCCGTCGCGGCCTGGAATACGGCGGACTGGCCGAGGCGCGGGGTGCGAGCCGGATCAGCGCCGAGGCGCCTGAACATGTCCGCGACGTAATCCTTCGTCTTCTTGCCCGGATTGTCCCTCGTTCCGTCCTGGACGCTATCAGGGATGACGCTGATGAAATCCGAGACCGAGTAGCCCGGCCCGAACTTCTCCAGGGCGGAGTTGTGCCATTTGTCGGCATTGCCGGAGCCGGCATGGTAGGCGGCGAAGGCTGGGCCGAGGCGGCCCTCATAGCGGGTCGCGAGATCGCCCATATGCTTCACGGCCATCTGGCGCGCGAGCAGAGGCCGCGACTTGAGCGTGGCGCGGACGCTCGCGTCATCCTGGCCGTCGAAGATGGCGATGCCCATCTGCTTGCCGATCATGCGGGCGGTATCCGGCATGATCTGGGTCAGGCCGGCAGCGCCCTTGGGGCTAACGGCATCGGGGTTGCCCGAGCTCTCCTGCGGGATCAGCGCCTTGTCGATGACGGCCGGCATGTGGCGGAGATCGGTAACGCGGCCGACCATGGCCATGCCGCGCGCCGGGTCGAAACGGGCGGCGTTCTTCGCCTCCTCCGTGAACAGCGTCGACGCGGCGGCCTGCGCCTGCTGGAGCCGCGCTTGCCGCTCCTGCGGCGTGAGCGAGGTGAAGCGTTGCGGATCCTCCAGCGCGATCGCGGCCGCCTGCGGGTTCTCCGCAATCGCCTTGACGGCATCAGTATCGTCCACCGTGCGCGAGAAGGCGGATTTGCGTGTCTGCGCGGCCTGGCGCGTGATCCAACCCTTGTTCGCGGCATCGTCGACCTGGTCGTTATAGCTGGTGGTGATGGCCGCGCGCTCTGTCGACGAGCCGGCCCGCGAGACCTTCGTCAGCGCGATCGGCTGCTGAGCGTCGAGATCGGCATTGACCGCGTCGCTCTGCTTGCGCAGGGCCTGGCCGCGATACTGCGATTGCGAGGATGTGCCATAGCGGGTGAGCTGGGTTTCCAGCTGGGCGCGCTGCGTCGGATCCGAGACGTTGCCGAGCGCCTTCTGGCGGATCTTCAGTTCTTCATCCGCGTAGCGCTGGGCCGCCGTCGCCGGGTCCTGGTCGTTCTCGTAGCGCTTGTCGAGCTCGGCGGTCTCGGTCAGGTAGCCCGTTGTGGCGCGAGCCTTCGCGGCCGCGCCCTGCGCCTCCTGGAGAGCGTTGCCAATGCCGGCGACCGCCTGGCCGACTCGCACCGCGCCGGCCGCCGTCGCGCTGCCGTCGTCGAGCTGCGGCAGAGCCTGCGGGCCGGGCGTCGGGGCGCGGGAGGTGATGGTCTCGAACCCGGCCATCAGAACCTCCACCAATCGCTGGAGGTGCCGCCGACGACCGCGCCCGTGGCGCTGCCTCCCGCACTGCCGCCGGACGGCATGGCCTTCATGGCGAAGGGCGATATGGACGAGAGCATGGAGGAAGCCGCGCCGAGGAAGGCCCCACGCTTGGCGTCTGCCGCCTTGCCGAGGGAGCCTGCGGCGGACCAGAGCTGCTGCGCGCTGGACTGGAGCCCGCTGGCGCGGGTCAGCAGCGCATCCGTCTCGCCCTGCGCGGCCGAAAGGCCCTGCACGACCAGCGGCGAGCCATAGGCCGGATCGATATCGCGCGCCGTCACGCTCGCCACCTGGTTATTCAGGACCTGGTCCGTGCGCTCCCGCACGCGGCTTTCCTCGAATGCGCCGCGCTGGAGCTCCATGTCCGCATTGCGCTGCGCCATCCAGGCCTGCATGCGGGCGGCCCTGGCCGAGCCGCGACCGGCCATGAGCTGACCGCCGGCCGAAAGAGCGCCGCCGCCGATCGACGTCACAGCCGCCAAAGCCGTCATCGGATCGACGCACATCAGCCCCTCCTCACATCGATGTCGGGAGAGACCCCGGAGAGGGTGAAGGGCAGCGGCGCGGAGCCGTAGATCTCGATATCGAGCTCGTCTGCGGTCGCGGAGGCCGGGGAAAGCCGGACAGGCCCGTCATTCAGCCGAAGCGGCTGATTGGACGGGCCTGTGCCGCCGGTCGGGAAGATGCGTTCGGGCTGTTCGCCATTGACGCGCACGAAGCCGCCGGCACTCTCGACGGTCTCCAGCAACACCTTGTTGGCGCGCTTGCCGTCGATCTTGCTGGAGCCCGAAGGTGTATCGATCTCGGGCGGCAGGAGGCGGATACGCCACTCGATCGGCAGGCCGACGCAGCCTGCCTTCGCTGGCGTCGACAGCGTGATCTTGCCGCCGGTCACAACCGTGTTCGGCTGCGCCGCGCCGTCGGCGAAGACGGAGACCGTCTTGCCTTCGAGATGGCCGAGGCCGGTAATCTCGGAGACGGGCGACGGGAAATCGAAGGGCAGGCCACAATCGACGAACCAGGCGCCCTCGGCGGTCGGCGCATCCTCATCGATCGCTTCGAAGAAGGGCTTGAGCTGCTCGATATAGCGCCGGGTCACCCCGTTGATCGTCCGCCGGGTGACGAGCCAGAGCTCATCATCCACCGCCTCCTGGCCGGGAATGACCGCGATGTTCTCGACGAAGGCACCAGGCATCGGCTGGCGGCTCCAGCCGACGACTTCCTGGTCGGGCCGGAACGTCAGGGACAACAGCGAACCGTCCTGGCAGGCGATCCAGACCAGGCGGTGCGGCGCGCGCTGATAGGCGAGATCGCGCGCCTTCCCGCGCAGGATCCGGCGCGAGAACTCGCTCGGCTGCTTGATCGTCAGCCCTTCGGCCAGAGGATCGAACTCGCCGAAGACGATGTCGCGGCGGCTGTTGGTGATCCAGATCACGCCGCCATCGACCATCACAGGGCGGTGCGGAGCCGAACTCTCCTTCTTGTTGATGATCGGCCGCATGTTGGCGATCGTCAGCGCATCGAAGATATTGGGACCGCGAATGATCCATTCCGAACCCGAGCAGCCGACCACGATGATGCCGCTCGCCTGCATCCATTCGATGTTGGGCAGCTCGCCATCCGGGGGCGACAGGCGCACGGTCAGGGCGCTGTTCTCGGTGGTATCGATCTCGAAATCGTAGAAATCGCCGGGCCGTGTCGCCCAGAACAGATCACCGCGGGCGAAGCAGAGCCGCTGGTCGAGATAGGTGATGCGGGTGGGAAAGCCGCGCGTCGGGACGAGCGACCAGGAGCCCTCGTACCAACGCTTCGTCGGCGCGGAGACGACCGATGACGGCAGTTCGCCACTGACGACGACATAGCCCGCCGTCGTGCTGGTGATCGTGCCGTTGAGCTTCACATAGCCGTAGCCCGGATGAACAAAGGTCCAGGCGGTGTTGCCAGAGCCGGCAACCTGGACGCCTTCCAGATGGATCGGCGGGTTGGGGCCGCTGTCACCTCCGCCGGCGCGATAGACCCGACCTTGCCAACGCCTCTGCTCGCCGGCGGTGACGGTCTCGTTCGCCTTCCACAAGGGGATGCTGTCGAGCGAGCTTTCGTCCAGACGCCAGATCGTATCGAAATGCCCGGCTTGGAAGATCGGAGCCGAAGCGGTGAGCGTGCCGGCACCCGTCGCAGCATTCGCCTGGAGCGTGACCTCCGAGACATTCATGGGTTCGAGCGGCGGCTTCTCCGGCTCGTAATTGTCCAAGGTCCAGTTGGCATGACCGAGGCGCTTGATGCGCCGCGTGCGGTGGCCGGGCGCGGTGACGAAGATCGTATCGGTGACCGACTGCCAGCGCAGATCTGGCAGGTTCCCGTCAGACCAGGGATGCGGGAGCTCATAGGGCACGCCCGGCGCGCTCTCGACGATGCCGCCATTGCGATAGAAGCGGATGAAGCCCGCGTTGAGCACGAGCATGTAGGCATCCGCTTTGGAGAAGCGGAACGGTAACAGCCCGGCCACACGCCCTTCATTGCGCAGCTCGGCGACGAAGCGCGTGCCGGAGCGGCGCTTGAGACCGCCCTCGACCATGACGACCACGTTCTCGCCACGCCTCACCGCGATCTGGCGCTTGGCGAGATCCCGCCTGGCCCAGAGCTCCTTCGAGACCTCGCCGGCGGCAAAGGAGAGCTGGCTGTTGAGGACGGAGCCCATCAGCGCGCACCCCGGCGGCGGGCCGCGATCCAGCTCGTATCGCGCGGCAGCTCCTGGCGCGCGCCCTCCTGGCCATCGCGACGCTTCGCCGTGGTCAGGCGGGCCTTGGCCTTGTCTTCCATGCGGTCCTGGTCGGACTTGTCGCGCGATACGACAGCCGCCAGGCCCTCGGCCAGACGGGCCGCGAAGGTGGAGACGAATTTCGGCGACCAGACGCCGACATTCACGATGCGCCAGGTGGCGGTGACCTTCGGGGCGCGCCGGCGGGCGAGGAGCACGCGCTGCTGCGGCGAAGTCGGGTCAGACGGGTTCGCCGGCGCGACCACCTTCCAGTCGTTCGGGCCGCAGCCTTCTACGGCCGTGATCTGGAGACAGTCGGCATCGAGGCCGTGGCGATACCAGCCATCCGCATCAGCCCCGAGGCTTTCGGCCGCCGGGGTGAATTCGACCTCAGCGAAATTCCAAGTGTGATCGCAGAGCAGATCATCGCGCGTGGTGGCGAAGATGGCCTTCGCCGACCGCGCGCGATGGGTTTCGTCGTCGAGCGAGACGATCGGCGGTTCCCCGAGCAGGGAAACCAGCGCCAGATTGGCGACCTCCGTCTCGCTCGCAGCCATCAGAGCTTGCCGACCCAGGGCTGATAGATGTGGACCGTGCCGGCAGCGCCGGCATCCACCTTCAGCGTCGCGACCACGGTGAACTGCCGCGCCGGATCTCGCGCCAGCCCGAGCAACTGCCAGAGCGGCTTAATCAGGTTCGGCGTGGTGACGACAGCAACCGGGCTCTTGGTGCCGGCGGAGCTCAGATTGAGCCCGTCCGCCAGCATGTCGGGATCCTCCAGGATGCCGATGTCGAAATCGGTCAGGCCGGTGATCGCGGTATGGGTGACGAGCCCGTTCGGCAGCAGGATCGCGTGCGACGGGATCTTGCCGATGAGCAGCTGGGAGGTGGCGCTGTCGCCGTTCGCGATGGCGAAGGAGGCGAGCAGCGCGCGAACGGGATTGCCGAGGAAGATCGCCTCCGGCAGGAGGCGGCTGTCAGGAGCCTGGTAGCCCTGACCGTATTTGGTGACGACGGCCATTGCGGCCCTCCATGGTTCAGGTTTCCGGGGAGAGGGCGGCGCGCGCGAACGCTGCGCCGGCCGGGATTACTCGCGCGGGACGCCGGCGGTGATGTCGCAGCGGATGTCGATGACCTTGACGTCCTCGGAGCGGGTCGCGCCGGCCCAGAGCTCCATGTACGGATGCAGCCGGTACTTCTTCTGGACGTTGCGCTCGATCTGCGTTGTCAGCGGATCGAACTCGCCATAGTGCATGCCCGATTTGCACCACATCGGAATGCGGTGGATCGTAGTCGAGCCATCGACGAATTTCGGGCGCTGGTAGCGGACGAACTCCACGCCGAAGAAGGAGATGACCTTTTTGCTGCTGTCGTCGACGATCGTCTTCTCGCGATAGTCCTTCGACAGCAGCATGGCCTGATTGTAGAAATTCTCCTCCTCGTCGGAGGCGATCGCGCAGAAGATCTGCTCGCTCTCGATATCGACTTCGTTCTTGACGAAGAGCGTGCGGCCGCGGGCGACCTTGGCGAAGGTCAGGCCGCTATTGGCGGCGACGCCCATCGGGACGAAGTTGACCGGCACCAGGTTGATATTGGCGTCGGCGGCATAGGCTTCCGTCTGGGTGCCGTCCTTGCCGACGATGCGCGGAGCGAAGAAGGCATCGCCGCAGATCATGTCCTTGCCGCGCGCCATGGTGGCCGCGCCGGTCTGTACGTAGGGGGACTGCAACGCGATATGCGTCTTGATCCCATCTTCCTTCTCGATGAGGCGGCCCCACTCGACCTGCGTCGGAGCCATCCAGACCTGTTCGCTCTTCGGCTCGATGTGAGGGGTGTCGCCGCCGCGCGCGCCGTTGATGATCGGCTCGTCAGCGCCAAACAGGTCGATGACCTTGGCCTGGCGACCGGACATGCCGGACTGGTAGGTGAAGCGATCCGGGAACTTGGCGACCTTCTGCTGGACCGCGAGCTGGACGTTTTCCTGATAGGTGAGGCGATGGGCCTCGGTGATCTGCTCCAATGCCATGGAGAGCTCCTGGGCGAAACGATGAACGGATTGGGTTCAGGTTTCGGCCAGGGTGGCGGCCGGGGCGGTCCCCGGCGGGCAAGGCCTATCGATTTAACGTCCGCGTTCGACGGCCTGGCTTTCAGGCTAGCAGGCGGGCAACGCTCGGACAGCGAAGGTGCGGCCAGTCAAGGGTGAGGCAAATCACCCGTCCGATCTCCCCGACGCTGATCTTGCGTCGGGGATTTTGTCAAGAGTCCCGCGTCAGGCCGGGCTCAACTGGATAAACTGGCCCTTCGGCACGAACACGTCCGGGCTCGCCGAGGAGATATCGCCGGCTCCGATGAAGCGGCCATCTTCGAACATGAAGGCCCAGCCGCGCGAGAACACCAGCCCGTCCGGGATGGCGGAATGATCCTGCTCGGCGAAGCGGTCGCGACCGTGCGGGCTGTAGCTGCCGCCGGCGGCCTCGGCCGGCGTATCCTCGCGCCAGTCCGCCAGGAAGCCGCTGATCGCAGCCGCCGCATCGGCATCCGGCATGACAGCGCGGGCGCGACGCGGGGCGGGATCATTGGCCGGCGGATCGCCAGCCGCCGCGCTCTGCGCCGGGGCATCGTTCGCCTGCGCCGACTGTTCGCCGATCTCGCCCGGCTGCAAGGCCGGATCGCCGGGCGCGTCGGGGGCCGGCGGGGCATTCTCGCCGCCGGCCGCGACCACGACCGGATCGGGCGTGGCCGACGGCGCATCGGCCGGGGTCTCGGCCTTCACGGCCGGCTTCTGCTTCGACATGTCATGCCCTCCTCTGCTGGGGCGGTGGATCAACGCGGCTTGGCGACCTTCGCGATCTCCTCGAGGAGGCGATTGCGCTTGTCGTTGAACTCGGTATGGCGGGCATCGCGCGGGTCCATCAGGGCCTTCATGAAGCCTGGATCGTTCTGAAGCTGGTTGAGCTCGGCCCGCAGCGTCGTCTCCGATTTGCCGCCGAGCTGGCCGCCTCCGCCGGGCAGGACGAGCCGCTCCTCGCCGAACGCCTTGCCGATCTCTGCGAACATCTTGACGACGCCAGGCGAGCCCATGACCTCCGACAGCATGGCCATGTCCATGCCCTCCGGCGCGAAATGGCGGAAGGCTCGCTCGCCGAGCGCCTTGTTGGCGTCATAAGCGCTGCCCCATTCGGTGCGGAGCGTGGCTTCCGTTTTCCGATCATCCTCGGCATAAGCGCTGGTGAGCGCTTCGAACTCCGCGAAGGATTTCGCCATGGTGCGTTCTAGCAGCGGCCCAGCCAACGCCGGCGGAACCCTGAGTTCATGGGCAGCGTCGACAAACGCCGTCTCCAGACCTTCATTGTAGGGGTAGCCCTGCGGGGCCTTGGCTTTCGGGGTTTCGAGCTTGTAGTCCGCCCGGTTCTCTGTCCAGCCGATCTCCTTCCAGCCGTCCCAGGCGGCGAGATTGGCCGGGTCCGGCTTCTGCAGGACATTGCGATCCGTCACCGCCTTGTGCGCGTGCATCCCGGATTTCAGCGCTTCGGCCAGCGACGGCGCATTGCGCGAGGCGTAGAAATTCGCCGTGTCCTGGTCCAGGCCGAGATCCGCCTTGGCCCACCAGGGATCGCCGCCGCCCTGCTGCTGGCCACCGCCTTGCTGACCGCTTCCCTGCTGACCGCCGCCCTGGCCGCCGGCGGCCGCGGCTGCGGCAGCTGCGGCCGCATCGCCACCCTGCTGGCCGCCGCCGGCGCCAGCCTGTCCCTGCTCACTCATCTCAGCTCCTCCGATCGTGGGGTCTCTCGATCAGGCCGTAGGCGTCGGCCGGATCCATCTTCGCGAGCTTGAAAACCTCAAGCGCGAACTGGCGGCGGCCCTCGGCGATCGCGTCATCGCGCGATGTCAGGGCCTGGTTGTAATCGACGGTGAACAGGTTGCCGCGCAGGGCGATATCGGCCATGAGCTCGCGGTTCTGGCCCATGGCCTGATAGCCGTCGATGACGCGCTGCGCGTTGCCGGTGCTCGGCCAATAGGTCGCGAACCACCGCCGGAAAGCATCCCTCATACCGCTCATAGCTGCCGTTCCTTCGCCAGGGAGCCGGCCTGCTGGGCATGAGCCGCCTCGGCCGCGATCGACACGGCCTGGCCGGTCTGCTCCAGGGCGACGGCCTGTTCCTGCGCCTGGGCACGGGCGGCGCGGCGCTTCTGGATATCCTCCGGCGAGCGCATCGCGCCGGGAGCCGCGCCGAAGCCGTCATGGACGATGCCAAGCGTGCCGTCGATATCGAGCACATCCAGCGCCTCGGGGTCGACCTGGCCGAGCTGCATCGCGACATTGGCGAACTGGAGCGTGGCGCGGGCGGTCGAAACCTGCTGGAGCTTGGCCAGCGGCGACTGGTAGATGACCTGGAGCTTCGCCTGGCGCTGCACGAACTCGGGCGGCGGCGGCGGGAGCTGGCCGGCGCGACCGAGGATGCCGAGGCGGCGGGCGATGAAGCCGGACAGCATCCGCATGACGCGCATCAAGCCCGGCCCCATCTGGCGCAGACGCTCCTGCTCGTAGCCCATATATTCGGTCGCGGTCATCTGCGGGCGCTGCATCATCAGCATCTGCGAGAAGTAGAATGCCTCGCGAATGGCCTCGCGCCGCTGCTTCGACTGGTCCAGCGAGAGCTGGAGATTGCCGGCCGTGTTGAGCGGCACGAGCAATTGCTTGCCCTGCTCGGTGAGCGTGCCGCTCAGAACGGCGTTCGGCACCACGTCCGAGACGTTCACGACACTGTCGTCATGCGCCAGCAGCGTCGGCTCGGCCGCTTTCTGCGCCGCCACCAGATGCGACCGCTCCATCTCCTGCAGCATGTTGACATCGGCTCGGGCGATATGGCCGGGACCGATCGCATAGGGCGACGTGCTGCGCTTCTTCCAGCGGATGGTGTGGAAGGGCAGCTCGTAATAGCCGCCAAGCCGCTCCAGGCTCTTCAGGTCCGGCGAGCAATAGACCGAACAGAAACGGCCGAACTCCGGCCCGATCCGGCCCTGGACATGGTTGGGGTTCTGCCAGACGCCCTGGACGATCTTGTAGGTGCGATCGTCCATCACATCCGCGACATTGCCCCACCAGCCCTTGATCTGCCGGCCCTTGAGCTCGAATTCGCGGTGGAAGCGGTCGATCTCGCCATGAGCGTCGACATCCCAGAAGCACTGGCCGAGCGGCAAGGCACGGTCGACGATGCGGCCCTTGCCGAGCTCCTCCTCCTGCATCAGCGTGCCCTGGCCGAACACGCCGGTATCGGCATAGACGGGCGCGATCTCCTCATAGAACGACGACACCGCCGGGCCGAGCGAGGACAGCCCCAGCGACGTGGTCGAGTAGAGCCAGGCCTTCATCGGTTGCCAGGCATTGAAATCGGGATCTTCCGTGCCGAGCTCGATCCAGCGGTTTGCCGGATTGGTGAGCTGCCCGAAGATGCCCGCCTGGAAATTGTCGACCGCGTAGAGCTGCGTGCTGTCGAACAGCTCGTCATAGCGCGTCCGCCTTGTCTCGCCGTTGCGGATCGACTGGTCCGGGGCCATGAGGCGGGCGTTGTCGTCCCAGTCGCCCTCCTCCAGCTGGCGCACCGTCCGCATGTCCTCATGGCGGCGGATGACGCTGTCGCGGTCGAGCATCTCAGGCCCCCATCAGCTTCTTGAAGCCGAGCTGCGGCGCGGACATGTCACCGCGCCCGCCGAAAGCGATGGTGGAAGCCGCTCCGCGCCGGCCAAGCAGACGCTTCAGCGCATTGTCCGAGGACTGGCGGGCGGGCTCGCTGTCCTGCGCCGGACGCATCGCCTCGCGGATGGCTTCGTCCGCCTTGGTCTGGCGCTCGGCGGCGGCGATCTGGGCTACGCGCTCGGTGCGCCCAGATAACATCTTGCTGATAGCCTTGAAGCACATCGTCAGGCCTCCTTTCGCGGGAACCAGGCGCAATGGACGAAATCCTCGCCGTTCTTGCCGAGGGCGCGCGCTACGCCCTCCTCGACGAAGCCGAGACGCGCGAGCCAACGACGGGAAACGGCATGCTCGACATGGGCCTGGCATTCGAGCCGGCGCAGGTTCGGCGCGCAGACGAGCGGCAGGAAGCGGCGCAGCACATAGCGATGGGCGGCCGGCGCGATCTCGCCCCAGCGATCGGTCGCGATCATCAGCCCGGTGCCGACGCCGGGCGACTTCAGCCAGACGCCGAGCAGTGCGACCGGCTCGCCATCAGCGGTGCAGAGCGCTTCGAGACGGATCATCATCGGCCGCGAAAGCTCGATATCGGCGACCAGGTCCGCCGGCTCATCGGTCCAGCGGCCGGCATAGACCTCGCGCCGATCGGCCTCGCGCATGAAGGTGACGACGAAATGCACATCGGCTTCGCTGGCGGGCAGCACGATCATGTGTAGCTCCGCGTGATCGGGTTGAACCGGGGCGCGGGCTTCGGCTTGCCGCCCTTGCCGGTGCGGCGCTCCTCGCGCTCGCGAATGCGCTCGGACTTGCGGACGCGGGCCAGTTCCGTGCCCGTCATCATCGCGGCGTATTCCGCCGCCTCCATGATATGGCTGTCCGGGTTCTTGACCGCGCCGCCGCGATCGTTCGTGCCGTGCGTCGTGCGATACTGGTAGGTGCCGGCCATGGCGCGGCGGATCGTCGGGCAATGGGTGGCGTCGACCGTGAGCTTGCGCCGGCCATCCTTGATCTTCGAGCGGATCGGCGCGTGCCGGCTTTCGGGATCGTTGGTCGGCGCTAGCTTGATATCCGTCACCTTGACGCCGAGCTCTGCCGCCAGGCGCGAGCGCATCGAGCCGAGCTTCGTATCAGCACCGGCATCCATCGCCGGGTCGCACATGAAATGGAACTCGCAGCCGGCGAAGCGCGGCTGGGCCATAACCACCTTCATCTTCTCGGCCAGGTCGAACTCATCGCCGCGATCGACGACTGCTTCCGCCAGGATATTCAGGTGGCTGTCGCCGAGCTCCTGCTCGAAGGCTGCGGCCGGGGTCAGGCCGCCATCGATGCCGACTAGGACGGGCAGGATCGGATAGGCCTTCAGCGGCTCGTGCGAGACGTGCACGTCATCGTCGAAATCGGCGTAGATCACGTCCGTTTCGCGGTTGTATCCGGGCTTGTGGTGGACCTTGATCTTGATCCACCAGGGGCGGTGCCGGTTGGCCTCCACCATCGCGTGGTAATAGGCGCGGCCGACCGCCTTCAGGTTCTCCGCGTCCGGCTCCAGCCCGCCCGGTTGCTTGAAGTGCAGATAGCCTTCCGGCTTCTGCGGCCCCCAGAAATCGCGATAGACCCAACTGTCCGGCGCGGGGGCGTTGGCATCGCCGAAGATCGCGCCATAGGGGATCGCCTCGTCATCGGGGAGGCCGATCTCGCCCCGGTTCGGGAAGCGGCCCACGGTGCGGCCGAGATTGACGAAGAGGTCCTCGCGCAGCGTCGGCATCTCGTTCAGGTAGGCGTCCGTCGCCTCCGTGCCGCCGAGGCTATCCGGATCCGCATCGTCGCCCCAGGCGAGGAAGTTGACCTCCATGAAGATCGGCCCCCAGCCATCGTCGAAGGAGAGCTCGAACTTGCCCGGCCTCGGCGACGAGCCGGTCATCTTCGCGCCCAGGCGATCGGGATCGAGGATCTTGCACCAGCTGGGGACCGTGGTTTGCCAGATGTCCTTGTAGGTCGAGCGATAGACATTCAGCCGGTAGTGGCGCGGCGCGCCCTTCAGGCGCTTGCCGTTGTGCAGCATCGGTGGCTGCTGCATCGCCGCCCGCAGCGCGCGCTTGACGCAGGCCGTCGTCTTGCCGGAGCCGACCGGGCCGGAGAGCAGATCCCGCGTGCCGCGCGACATGATGAAAGCATCGGAAACGCCACCGGCGCTCTCCAAGAGCGACGCGCCCGCGCCGTAGCTGCGCAGGGCTTCGTCGAGTGTGCCATAGCGAAGCGCGAGGCTCATTCGCCCTCCTCCGCCGTGGCTTCGATCGTCTCCGGGGTCTGACCGTTGAACCAGGTCGCCCAAGGCGCGCCGCCGTTCGCGTTGCCGACCTGGCCGCCGATCGCCAATGCGACGAAGGGCACCGGACGACCCTGATCGTCCACGGGCTGCATGCGGGCCATGAAGTAGGGCGCAAGCTCCATGCGGATTTTCTGCTGGCGATCGAAGGCCTCGGCCACCGTGCAGCCCAGGCGCTTGGCGAGCTCTTCCGGTTCGAGCATCGCCCAGCGCGCCATGGCCTCCTGCGGCGTACCGCCGAGGAGATGGACGATCCATTGCTTGAGCTCGCGGGTCGCGAGGTTCTGCGCTCCCTTCGGACGGCCAGCCTTGCCGGTCCGCTCGACCTCGGCGGCAAGCTTCCCGTCATTCCAGCTCAGTCGCTCGGCCGAAGGGCGCTGCGACATCGCCAACATGTCGAGCTGCTCACCCTCGGCCGGCAGCGCGCCCTGCGCCTGAGCCAGCAGGCCTGCGACCGCGCCGGCAGTTCCGTGCTGGTCAGCCATCCCGAACCTCCCCGGAACCCATGGTTTCCAGGACGTCTGTCTTCGCCGGCCCTGTTCCCGGAGCCCCGGAGCCCCTGGCCCCACCGCCCCACCGATCCGCGTTTTCGCCCCTTCCATCAGGGAAGGCCGGGAGGCCCGGCACAGGCGCGCCAAAGCGGGCGGCGAAGAGGGGGCGGGTCGCGGCCGGGGGTACGCCCCCCGGCAGGGGGTGGGGGGGTGCCTTTTGTGGCGACGCCACCCCCCATGCTGACGAGGCATTTACGATGGATCGCGCGCTAAGCCGTTGATATCGCACAGCATGACTGGCGACTGGCGGCCGATTTGCTGGCGACAAGGGCCGAAAGCGGCCCGTTTCGCCCTGGTCGAGCGCCCTCGCCTGCCCCTGGTCGAGCACCTCGCGCGCCCGCAGCGAGGCCGACGCACTCACACCCAACACCCCATTTCCGACCGTTCCGGCGCTACGGAGCTCCGCGACGGCCAAGCCCTTGAATATCCGAGGATATTTAATCGCCTGCGGCGCTGCGGAGCCGATCGAGCAGGGATGATCCGCAACAGGCCCGCTTGCCGCCGTCGCGCGGCGTTGCAATGGGCGTTGCAGGTAAATCATTGAAATATATATAGATTTATCATCTGCAACACTTGCAACACTTGCAACAGGCCCGAGCCCGCGCGTAGATGCGCCCGCTCTCGCCCGCTCCCGCCTTCGCATGTGCCTACGCGAGGCAAGGCGGCGTTGCAGGTGTTGCAACCGTTGCAGCGCCGAATAATCGAGCGATTGCAACGCCTTACGCTGCAACACACTGCGCAACACCCCTGCAACACCTGATGGCCCGAACCCAGTAAGCGCGCGCGATCCAATCGCGTGGCCAAACAGGGTTGCAGGGAGGCAGGGCCGAAGCGGCATGCAGCGCGATCCATAGGAAGTGTGAACTTTCACACGCGCATCTGATTTGCGCCCGCCTGTCAATATGTGCGCGCGAGCCTGGAGCGCGCCTTGTCCACAGCCTATCCACTGCGAAACGCCACTTAGGTGAGCATTATCAGGTGCTTATGAAATATGTGAATATCATGTGATAATTCACTTGCATTTGTTTTGGCGCATGTGCAATAACTCTCCTCACGGCGTTGGCAGACGCCGCCCCACGCACCCGGAGAGATCACCATGGCCCGCAATCTTCACGCCGAATGCACCGCCCGCATCCTCGCCAAGCTGAAAGCTGGCGTCGCGCCGTGGCGTCAGTCCTGGAGCAGCAAAGGGACCGGGGCCATGCCCCGCAACGCCGCGACGGGCCGCGCCTATTCCGGGATCAACGTGCCGCTGCTGTGGTGCGAGCAGCAGGATCGCGGCTTCGCCTCGGCCGGCTGGCTGACGTTCAAGCAGGCCCTGGAAGCCGGCGGCTCAGTCCGCAAGGGCGAGAAGGGCAGCCAGGTCATCTTCGTCAGCACGATCGAGCGCGAGGACGAGGAAACCGGCAAGCTGCGCCGCATCCCCTTCCTCAAGGCCTACACCGTGTTCAACGTCGAGCAGTGCGACGGCCTGCCGGCCTCGATGTCGCCGGCGGCCGAGCCGATCAACCCGCATCGCCGTGACGAGCTCGCCGAGGAGTTCCTGGCCGCGACTGGCGCGCGGATCCGCCACGGCGAAGGCCGCGCCTACTGGCATCGGGTCCAGGACATCATCAACCTGCCCATCTTCGCCAGCTTCGTCTCGGCCGATGCCTATTACGGCACCGCCTTCCATGAGCTCGCGCACTGGACGGGCGCGGAACACCGCCTGAACCGCACCAAGGGCAAGCGCTTCGGCGATCAGGAATACACCTACGAGGAGCTCGTCGCCGAGCTCGCCGCCGCCTTCCTCTCGGCCGAGTTCGGCTATGACAACGACGACGACGCGGCGTCCTACCTCGATGGCTGGATCAAGTTCCTGACGGACCATGAGACGGCGTTCATGGCCGCCGCCAGCGACGCCAGCAAGGCGGTTGCCTATCTCCGCGAGATCGCCCTGGTCGAGCAGCCAATCGCCCTGGTCGAAGTGTCCCCGCGTCTAGACGCAGCCATTCAGGAGGTGCAGGAGCGCCGCTTCCGTCGCCGGCCCGCACAGTCCTTCGATACCTCGGCGCTGCCCCTGTTCGGCGACCAGCGCCACCAGCTGGAACTGTTCTGAAACGAAGCGCCCGGCCGCTGGCAGGCGGCCGGGCATGACACCGCCGGCGCACCCGGAGAGGCTGACGCCGACGACATCGAGGAGGGTGTAACAGATGCATGGGGTTTTCATAGGGGACCGCCGCATAGGGACCGTGGCCAAGTTCATCGGTAACAAGCCGGCCGAGCGCTGGGTTGCCTATTCGATCCATCCGCAGCCTGGCGCGGCCGATCCGCACCAGGGCGAGCGCAAAGGCTTCCCCCGCCAGCGCGACGCCATGACCTGGCTGCAAACGAGAGACGCAGAGGAAGCCCACTGATGGCCCGCCCGCAGAAATACGATGCCGCCATGCCGCGCGATCGCGCGACCATGGCCCGCCAGGCGCGCGAGCAGCTGAAGGCGCGCGGCGGCCGCCTGCTCTCGATCCAGCTTGAGCGTGAGGCCGTGCAGGACTTGGAGGCGATCCGCCTGGAGGGCGAGAGCGACGCGAGCGTGATCGCGCGTGCCCTGCGTCGGGTGCAGGGCCTGGATTTCTAAGGCGTCAGCGCGCCGCCTTGCAGAACCATTCGCGGGGGATCGCGCGGCCGGCTTCCTGACAGCCGATCGATGTCCCGTCCGGGATATCCCCGTTCAACTGGAGCGTGATACTGTCTTCGCCGCAGGCCCCTTGCGCGCAGGTCAACACCCCGCTCCAGAGGCCGTTCTGATAGCGCGGCTCGGCGACTGCCGCCGAGAACTTCCCGTCATTGCAGCGCAGGCGGATGACGAAGCGGCCGAGCTCGGAATGGAAGCGCCGCCATTCCTGCTGGCAGACCAGGTTGTCGGGCGCGGGCTGGATCATGGCTTGCCCCCAAGCCGGCCCGGCCATCACCAGCAGCCCCGCCAAGATCGCCCTGCGCATCCGTCGCCTCCCGCCAGCGGCGCGGATCATGTCGCGGGCTGTTGGCCGCGTCTAGACGCGGGCTTGACCGCACCCGTGATTCTGTTCCTATGTTCTGCCTTCGTTCCTATCAAGCGAGGGCGGGACATGGGCAACAAGATCGGCCGCGAATGGACTGTGGAGAGCGTTTCGCCGGAAGGCGCAATCGAGCTCATGGCCTCGTCCGGCAATGTCTATGTGGCGAAGGCCGCCTATGCCGAGGCGATGAAGCACAGGCCCGGCCGCATCGTGCGCTTTGTCCATGGCGCGCAGATCATGGACAAGCGCATGGGCTGGCAATGCGAGTACTGGCTGGAAAAGCCAGAGGAATGCGGCTGCGCGGCCTGCGTCGCCGGCCGCAGCCAAGGCGCGATCCGCGAAACCTCCGACCGCTAGGCCAAAGCGGCCCTGACAGTCTCGATCGAGACGCCGAGCTGGCGGGCGATCGCGGCCGGGCTGTTGTTGGCAGCTCGCATCGCTTTGATGGCGCGCAGCTGCGCCGCCGGCGACGGCGCGGCCCAGGCCGGTTCGCTTGGCAGCGGCTTCTCATCCTCGCGCTTCAGGATCGCGCTCGCCTGGTTGACGATGACGAGCTGCCCCTTCGCCGTCTCGCGCAGCTCGGCCACCTCGGCGCGGAGCTTGTCGCGCTCGGCTTCGGCGTTCCAGCATTTCCGCGAGAGCTCCGCCTGGTCCACTTTCCCCTGCCGGATCGTGTCGGCCTGGTCGAGCAGCATGCGATCTTTGCCGGCGACAACGCTGACCATGTGCTCGACCTGGTCCATCGCCTCGGCCGCCGCCGCCTTCGCCACGTCGCGATCGCCTTCGAGCTCGCGGCACCTGCGCCAGAGATCGGCACGCGCATCCTCGGCCTTGGCCAGCTGCGCCCTCGCCTCCGCCAGCTGCTGGGCAAGATCGTCCTCGATGGCATCGGCCATGTCGCCGGCGGCCGCGACCTGCGCGGCGGCCGTTTTTCCTGTGCACTTGGCGATATAGGCGTCCTCGAACAGGCCTTGGGCCACGCGCTGCGGCGTCTGGCCGGATTGGCGGCCCATTTTGATCAGCTTCGAGAACACTGCATTGCTGAGGGAAAGCGCGACGCTGCGCTTCCCCTCCTCCGCGTCGCGATCCGGCCAGCGGCTCATGGCTGTGGCTCCGGGCGCAGGCCGAGCGCAACCAGCATCGCGTCTGCCTGGCCCACGGCCCAACGTGCGCGCACGGCCTGGGCTTCCGGCTTGGTGAGATCGCAACGTGGATCATCCAAGACGGCATCGCGTGGATAAGGGAGCCATGTGCCGATCCCGGCCAGCGCCTGGCCGGCGAGCCAGGCGCGGAGCTCGGAAAGGTCGCACGGCTCTCCCGCCGCCGCCTTCGCCTCGGCCGCTGTAGCGGCCACGAATAGGGTCTTCTGCTTCATGGTCGCCCCCTCAATCGCAACTGCCGCCCGAGGAGCCGCCGCTGTCGCTGCTGCTCGACGAGCTGCTGTCATAGGAACTGGAGCGGCTGTCGGACGAGCTCGCGCCGCCACAAGAGCGCGGGCTGTCATAGGCTCCCGTCTGGAAGGGCGAGAACGGGCTGATCGGGTTCAGCGGGTGGAGCGGATGCGCAACGCTGGAAAAGTCGTCGATCAGGGGCGAAGGGCTTGCGACGGGTCGATTGCGCAGCATGCTCTCCTGCCGCCACCGCTCGCGCGTCGCCTCTTCCTCTCGCCGCCGCGTCCGTTCAAATTCCTCGCGGCGCTCGCGCGCCCGTCTCACCAAGCCGAAAGGCCACATAATCGCCCCCTAATGCTTCTTCCGAGGCCAGGCCCCGGTCAGGCCTTCGCTCTGGAGCCCGGCCGAGATGAAATCGGCCGCGAGGTTCGTCAGGTGCTCCGTCGAGAGCCGCGCCGTGGCGAAGACGCGGCCGGCGCGGTCCATGAAAAGCATGCGCGGCTGGCCGCAGCAGCCGCACACCGTCATCTGGACCGAGCTGGCGGTGATCACGCCGCCGAACTCGCGATCGCGCGAGATCTGGTCGAGCAAGGTCGTGGTCTCGAACTTGCCGGTTTCCTCCTGGGCGATCCCCATGACCTCAGCACCCCGCCGGAGCGAGGCCGACGACCCAGTCATCGGCGAGCATGTCGGTTTGCGAGGCCGCCCAGGGCACGACCTCGCCTTGCGCCGTCTTCATGTCGATATGGGCGTGGTAATCGATCGGCGTTCCCTCGGGATAGATGCCGAGGAGCGGCGCGTGGTTCACCGTGAAGCGGGAACCGGGGACCAGGAACAGGAACATGCCCTTCCCGTTCCAGCCCCTGCGAGAAACGCGATGGCCCATCTTGAGGGCCTCGATGGCGAGCCCGAAGCTCAGGCCATCCGCCGGACGGTAAGCGGCGTCCGCCTGGGCCTTGGGAGACCAGGAGATGTAACCCTGGTGGCGCGGATCGTTCGGCTTCCCGCCGTCCGTATACTCGACCAGGTAGCCGAGATCCGCGCCGTCTTCGTTGGCCGGCAGCGTCCAGCCCCGATAGTCGTTATATTCCTGCCGGCTCATCGGCCGCAGCTTCACCAGCTTCGTCCCGATATAGGTTCCCATCTCACTCCTCCTCCATCCGCAGGAAGATTTTCGCCGGCAGGGACCATCCCCGTCCGATCCCGAGCTTCCTGGTGTTGATCTTGCGGCCGAGCTGGTGGCCGTCCGGGCCGCGCGCCGTGCACAGGCGCTGCATGGCCTGCTGCCAGCCGGAGAGCGCCGCGCCGGGCTTCGTGCCCCAGGGCGAGCCGTCGAGCAGATGGGCGATGCCGGCTGATTGATTGGGCAGCGTCACCCAGGCATCATCCTTGAGGCCCTCGACGAAGACACCATGGGCATGGAGCGCGGCGGCGTAGCTGTGCGGCGTCGCGCCCTCTGCGCTGAGCTCCACCATCCCGGCCGCGCCGGCGACAAGCGCGCCGATCGTCATCTGGTTGCCACCCCGGAAGGCCACGACCGTCTTCGTGATCAGCCAGTTTAGGAACTGCTGCGAGGTGGTTTCGTCCTTCGGCTGGTGGCTCTTGTCGAAGGGCGCGCAGTTCAGGCCGATGTCGTCGCCCTGGATCTCGTCATGTCGAACCATGTCGGCCATGGCCAGCAGGCCGCCGAGCTGCTCGCCGCCGCGCCCGTCATGGCCGAGCTCGGCGAGCGCGATCGCGTAGCTTTCCAGCGTCGCGTCCCAGCGCTCCCAATTGTCCAGGATGCGCCGTTGCAGCATCGTGCCGAACGCGGCCCAGCGCGCCGCCTCGATCTTCGGCTTCTTCGATCCCTTGGGCAGCGGCGCGAGCGGCAGGATGGTGATGCGCGTCAGGTCCTGGCCGAACAGCGGCGGGATAACGATCGAGGAGAGCAGGAACGAGGACCTGGCCGTGAAGCCGCGCCATTTCTTCGGGTCGTTCGATCCGCGCAGGATGTTGCCGCCGGAGCTCGACTGGCGGACGAGCTCCACCATGCCTTTCATCTTCTGGCTGTTCGGATCGGCCTCGGCTTCGTCGATGCCGGCGGCCTTCGACGAGTAGCCCACGCTCTGGTAGATGCCGGCCGCCGTGGCGTCGGACGATGTCACCAGGAGCGCGCCCATCACGGCCGCGATGAGCTTCTGCAGGGTGGACTTGCCGGTCGCGGCCTCTCCGGTGAGCCAGATCATCGGCCGCCAGTCGAGCGCGCCGCCGACCAGGGCGGAGCAGATCCAGCCGAGCAGGAGGATGGACGAGATGCGGTGCTTCGTGCCGTTGAACGGGACATAGCTGCCCGCCTCGGGGTTGAACTCGAATTCACCAGCCCAATTCCAGCTGTCGAGCAGGTCCAGGAAGGCGTCGAGTTCCTGGAGGAAGTGGCGCTTCTGCCGGCGCGCCTCCTCATCGTCCTCCGAGATTTCGAAGGGCTTCGGCAGCGGCGCGTCGCCGGGATAGACGTGCTCGCCGATGAAGCCGGGCTTTTGCCAGCGTGCCCCGTCAAAGACCTGGTCGCCGCCGTGGAGGATCAGCTCGCCCTTGGTCCCGCGCCAGGCGCCGACGCCGCGCAGGCGTGAGGCGGGGTCGAACGGGCCGCGCTTCCCGCAAGCGTCAATCAGGCTGTCGGCCGTGCGCGCCGCGTCCCAGTTCGTCTGTTCGTGGGTCTGTTCCTTGAACTTGGGCACGAAGCCCCACAGCCAATCGATCCGGCCGGCAAAGAGCCCGCGCAGCGCCTCGGCCGAGTGGCTGTCCATCACGCGGAACTGGCGATTGACCGAGAGATAGAAATGCAAGCCGTCATTCTCGCCGAGCGGCGTGACCGGGCAGTCCTTCGGCAGCGGCTTGATCGGGTTTTTCTTGAGCTTGTATTTGGCCGGTTCGTCTTCGTCGCCGGCGGGCGGCACGAAGGGCGGCGCGCCACCGTCATCACCGCCCCCGCCGGCCGGTGCGGGCTCAGGCTCGGGCGGTCCGTAGATCAGGTCTTCGACCTCCTCCAGGGTCCAGCGCGGCGTGCAGGCGCGGCCGACTGCGAGCGCCAGCTTCATCTTGCCGCGCGCGAAGGCGCTGCGGATCGCTTCGGCGTCTTTCTCCCGTTCGGCCTGCGCCTTCCCGTTGGCCTCGCGCTGCTTCACCGCCTGCTCGGCCTGGTCGAAGGCATCGGCCATCGGCGCGAGGAAGGGCGCGAGGGGCTGCATGGGGGTCGGCTCGCTCATAGGCCCAGGCCCTCGGCCGGTTCGAGGGTGGGTTGACAGGTGGCCAGCAGGCGGCGCAGCTCCGCGTCATACTCCCAGACAGGGATGACGCCCGAGATTTCGATCGCGGCCAGGATGGCATGGGCGGCCTTCTGGCAGCGGCAGTCCGGCGCAAGCGAGGCCTCGCAAAAGCCGTCCGTCCATTTCATGCCGCAGAGGTAGCGGGCGATATCATGTTGCGCCCGCGCGCGGTGCTTCGCCCGCATGGCGGGCGGCATCATCGACAGCGCGGGCTTGGGCAGGCCTGTCATGCGGCAGGCCTCGGCATGGCGTCATGCGCGACGCCATCAAGGAGCCGGCCGGCGGCTTTCTTGCCGATTCTGCGAACGGGCTGGCCGTCGATGATGCGATCACCACTATCGCGATCGCACGGGAGCCACTCGCCCCACTGCTTGAAGAAGAAGGCCACGCCCTGGGCGGCGCACTGGTCGCGGATCGAGCGCACCCAGGCCGGATGCATTGGCCGGGCGTCCTGCCCGCTCTCGCCGCCGACGATGACCAGGTGAATGCCAGTCAGGTCGAGCTCGCCGAGCTCCTCAAGCAGAGGCTCGATCGAGAGGAACCGCACCACGGCCGGGACGCGGCGAAGATGCTCTAGGTTGGCAAGACGCTCGCGATCCTCGATCGTCGTGCCCAGCCAGACGTTCGGCCAGGGCCAACCGGCCATATCGACATCGTAACCGACCGCCGGATAGAGCATCTTCCCGATGTTCTGCGGGCGCTTCGTCAGCAGCATCCAATCGAGCCAGGGCGTCGAGCGGATCTTATCGAAGGTTTCGGCGCGCCATACTGCCGGCACCTGGTTGTCCCAGATATCGGCGAGGGAGGAGCAGAACACGCGCCGGCGCTGGCTAGCGGCCTCCGCCTCGCGGTTCCATTTCGCCGGCTGGTTACGGGTCTGCGCCGCCGTCTGCCGGCGTTGGCCCTGCCAGAGATGTTCCTGCCCGTAGCGCTTGGCCCAATCGGCGGCATAGCAATGGTCGCAGGCCGGCGAGATCCGCGTGCAGCCGATCCAGGGGTTATAGGTGTGGTGCGCCCACTCGATCTTCGTATCTGCGCCCATCAGGCGACGCCCCTCTGCTCGGCCTGGCGCTTGAGCGCGACCAGCCAGTCGTTGAAATCCTTGATGCCCTCGGGCGGGCGGATGATCTGGAAGGGGATGCCGCGCTCCTCGAGACGCGCGCAGGCGCGCGCGAAGGCGCGGATCGCGTCCGGCTTCGTGTCGTTGTCGGCGATCAAGAACAGGCCTCCGATCTGGGGCGGCAGGACGATATGGCCGAGGTTGTCGACGGAGACGGCGGCGAGCACGCGCAGGGCCGGCTTGATCAGCGCGGCCGACCAGCCGTTCTCGCAGCCTTCCGAGACGCCGATCCACTCGCCCTCGGGCGCGTTCTTCAGCGGCTTGCCGGAGGCTCCGCGGTTGAGCGGGATATGTCCGCCCCGGAACTCGCCCCAGCTCATCTTCGCATCGACGAGCGCGGCCTTGGTCACGCGCCCGTCAGGGTGACCCTGCAACCAGGTTCGGTGAACCGCGAGCTGCTGGCCATTCTCGGCATGGTTGATCGGCAGCAGCATCGCCGGCAGCTCCACGCCGCCGGCCTCGCGGTTCCAGACATGGGCATGGAAGCGCGGCGCGCGCGGCGGCTGCGGCAGCTGTGACAGGTCGATCGCGCGGCCGAGCAGGTAGCGCTCCACCATCGAGCCGGGCCAGAGATCGCCGGCGAGATAGAGCCCCTTGGCCTTCTTCCGCGTCTTCTCGGCATCGGAGAGCCAGCGCGCCTCGGCCTCCTCGCGCGCCTTCTTCGCCTTCCATTCCTGGCGGCGCAGCTCCTCGGCCGTCAGCGAGCCTAGGCCGAGCCATTTCAACGCCTCGGGTATGGCGGCGCGCACATCGCCGTCGCAGCGCCCGGCCGCGATCAGGGTGATGATGTCGCCTTTTGCGTTGCCTGCGAAATCCTTCCACCACCCGGCCTTGTCGCCTTCACGGCGGATCGACAGGCTTTCGCCCGGCGAGCCATGGATGTCCCCCATCACCCATTCCCGCCCCTTGATACGGGCATTGGGAAAAAGCTGCGGCACCAGCGTATCGATGCGCTCGATCAGCTTGGCCTTAATCAGGTCGATGGAGACGGCGTGGCTCATGCCCGCCCCGCGCCGCCTGTTGCGCCGCGCAAGACGCGCCGTGCACGGCCCTCAAGCCGAGAGCGCATGGCGTCGGGATGGTCAGAGCCGTAGCTCCTTTCCGCCTCCTCCTGCGTCAGCTTGCACAGGAAGAAGATCTCGGCGGCGCGCATCTTCGCCACGTCCGCGCCAGCCCGACGGTAGACATCGAGGCGCTTCGCCGTCTTGCCCATATGCATGTCGAACGGCGCGCGCATATGGACGCGGCGCAGCTCCTTCGGCATCGCGTCGAAGCGGCGGAACATCAGCACCGGGTCTTCATAGACCCCGAAGGACGCGTTCCTCATGCGCGCGGCTCCCGCCGGCGGCGCAGGCGCGAGCGCCGAGCGTCGGGATGCTCCGGCCCATAGGTGCGCAGCGCGCCCTCCATGATGAGTTCGCAGCACTCCTCGACCAGGGCGCGCCGGTAGCTGGCGACGCTCCCGCCATCGCAAAGTTCCTTCAGGAGGCGACGGCGGCGCTCGCCGACGCAGAGCTTGTAGGGGGCGATGTCGATGATCTCGCGGATATCGCGCGGCAGGCGGTCGAAATCCCGCCAGCCGCCCGCGCCGTCCGTCTCGTAGTAGCGGCCGAAATTCTGGTTGCTGGCCATTACGCCGCCCCCTCCTTCGGCGCGGCCGGGTCGGGCGCGTCCATCAAGGCGAGCGCCGCGCAGAACAGGTCGCGGCAGCGCGTGTCCCCGTCGATCACCATCTTGACCAGGATCGGGTTCTGCATGTCGCGGAGGGCGTTCAACAGCTGGACCTGGTCGCGCACCAGCGTCCGACCTGGACTGAAATCCACCGGCTCTTGCGTGATGAACGCGTTGGGCACAGCGCCCGGCCGGAACCGGGTCAGCTGCACCACCGTCGTTCCACCGGGATAGGAGAGGCGCACTTCATGTCGCATGGCGAACCTCGGACAAAGAAAGGGGAGCCCGCCCGGCTGGAAAATGGCGAAAACCTGCCGGGCGGGAGACGCGACGCAACGGAAAGCAACGAAACGGGGAGGCTCAGGCCGCCTGGCTGGGGGCGTTGGCGGCGGCCTTCGCGCTCTCGATCGCGGCCGTGGGGTGCAGCCGCGCGAGATGGGTGAGGACGGAGAGTTCTTCCGCTACGAGCTCGCCCATCACGTCGCGCTCGACGCGCTCGGACATCTGGCGGGTGCCGCGTACATGGTTGCCGATGGTCGCCTGGTCGCAGCCGGCGCGCTCCGCCAGCGTCTTCACCGGCAGACGCAGCCGGGATAACCGTTCGCCCAGCTCTTGCGCTTCCTGCTCCGGCATGTGATTTACGATCTCCATGTGAACTTTCACACGTCGATCTGATTTGCCCGGTTGCGTCAAGTGTGATGTTTCAAATTGCTCACAGCCCTGCTGCACCGCAGCGTCCGCCCGTGTTTCACACGGAGCGGAAGCCTATGCAGACGCATGCCGAGCAGGTGAAGAAGGCCCGCAAGGAGAAACTGCGGGCCGCGCAGCTGGCCTATCTGGATTTTGTCGAGCGCGAGCGCGAGCTCACGCCAACGGAGATCGCCCGGCTTATCGAGCGAGATCCATCCACCTTGACCAGGTTCAAGAACAAGGCCGGCTATAACGGCACGCTATCGCCCGTCATCATCGAGATGATCGAGCAGGCCTCGGGCATCCCGGCCCCGGCCGAGGCCCACGGCAAGCGCGCCCGGAGCGCGCACATCCAGGAGGTGCCGAGCGCGCCGCCGCAAGGCTTTTCCGAGCATGAAGGCGAGCCCTACACCGCCCCATTGGGCGATCCGATGGCCAATCTCGTCACCGCCGCCGTCGCCGGCCGTATCCATGTCGCGCCCTGGACCTTGAAGGTGCGCGCCCTGGAGGACGAGGGCTACATGCCCGGCGATATCCTGATCGTGGACCTCAACGCCCAGCCCGAGGCCGGCGATATCGTCGTCGCCCAGCTCTACGATTTCGAGCGGCCGGGGCGCACCAAGACCGTGTTCCGCCTCTACCATCCGCCCTTCCTGGTCGGGGCCAGCAAGGACGACGACGGGCGCGTGCCGAAGCTCATCGACAACACGGTCGGCATCAAGGGCGTTGTCGAGGTTGCGATCAGGAGGCCGCGCCGCCAGCGCGTGTGAATTATCCACCGGCCTCGCTGCGGTCGCGAAAAGTTTACAGCCGCCTTAATGCGGATCATCACATGAAAATTCATATTTCGGTTTGAATTTTCACATGCACATGTTACCCCATCCGCAGCCGCTGATTTGCAGCGGCGTGGAGAGGGAGCGTGTTGATGCACCAAGCTCGTATCGAGTTCCCGGTTAAGCCCGTCCCGGTGGCCTTCCCTGAGCCTGCGTCTAGACGCGCGCTCGCCGCGCGCCTGGCAGTGGCCGCCCGGCCCCGGCACGACTATCGCTGCCTGGAATGCGATGGCGCGTTTCAGAGCGTCGAGCGGCATGCCGAGTTCTGCTGCACCAAATGCCGCAAGGACTGGAACAACCGGAGGGCAGCGCGCGGGGCCGAGATCTACGACCTGTTCATGGCGCTGCGCTTCGAGCGTGGCCCGGCCAAGCTGGCGCAGGTCTGGACGCTGCTCTGCGCGGTAGCTTCGGCCTATCGGGATGCCGACAAGGCCAAGCGGGACGGCCGCCGCAGCTGGCGCAGGCTGCGCAATGCCATCGCCGACATCCCCATGGCCTATGGCAGCGCGGGAGACGGCCGATGAGGGCGCGTCACCCCCAGGGCGACGGCCCGTCGATCAAGCAGCGTTATGCGCTGGTCGCGGCCAAGAGCGGCAAGCTCTTCCAGACGCGCGACGGCCTGCGCTTCCGCGAGGCCAGCCACCGGACGTTGCCGGTGCGGACGTTCGGCCCGGCGATCGTCAAGGCCTGCCTCAAGCTCGGCTGGGTTCAGGAGATGGACCAGGGCGACGGCAGCACCCGCATCATGACGACGCTCGCCGGCGACGCCGCGCTGGCCAGGAAGATGCGCCGGGTCATCCCGAACGCCTTTCCCTCCGGCCAGCGCGAGGCGCTGCGATGAGCGGGCCGCATTTCCGCAAGATCGTCTCCCGCATGGTCGACGATGAGGCCCCCGTGATGCGCGCCTTCTGGCGCAGCCGCTACGGCGCGGCGACGCCGGCCGAGGCACAGGATCCGCGCCCCTTCGCCGTGGTCCTGAAGGAGCGCGAGGCAGCTACCCCCCGGCGGGAGGCGCGGTCATGAACATCGGCTTCTCGATCGAGGAACGCTGGCAGCTGATCGAGGCGCGCTTCGTCCCGGCCAACGTCATCCTGCTCTGGCTGGAGGAGGAGGACTTCCGCCGCTACGTCGCCGACAGGCTCGGCGGCCAGGTGCCGGAGGGCCGGTCATGAGCATCTGGTTTCACGTCGGCATGACGCTCGTCTTCCTGCTGCTGGCCGGCTTCTGCCTGGTCGCCACGCTCGCGCACCATGAGGAGGGCGAGAGCGGCCAGGTCGTCGTCAGCGGCTCCTACACGATCCTGATGGCGGCGCTCGCCGTCGCCGCCCTGATGCAGGTACTGCCATGAGCGCGGCCGCACCCCGACAAATTGGCGATCCGTCCGCGCCGTGGTGGACCTATGCTGATATCGCCGCCCGTGTCGGCCTCGGCGTCCGTACGCTCCAGGAGCGCATGCCCGAATGGGAGCGATGCGGCTTTCCCGCGCCCCTGCCCTACAGCAAGCGCGAGAAGCGCTGGCATACCCCGGCCGCGCTGGCCTGGCTCGAACGCTTCGAGACCGCCCATCATGCGCGGGCCGTCCAGCTCGCGGTGATCGAGGGCGGACGCCGCTGACTTGTGATGCCCCGGCCACGCGCTTAGCGTGGCCGGCGGCCCCGGAGGAACCCGACATGGCTGGCAAGAAGAAGGTCGCTAAGGCGGCCGCCGATGTTCCGCGCCTGCATCGCAACGAATGGGGCGTGTGGCACTGGAAGCCTGAGAAGCGCCTGCGCCCCGCTTTCGGCGGCAAGAGCCTCGGCCGCGACGAGCGCGAGGCGATCAGTCAGGCCGTCAAGTTCAACCGCGATGTCGAGATCCACCTGGCCAAGCTCGCACCCGCCTCGGTCGAGAAGCCGCCTCGGCCGATCAGGCGCAAGGCCGAGCTCACCTTCAGCCAGCTCGCCAACCTCTGGCGGCTGGGCGACGACGGCAAGGGCTCGGACCATTGGCAGGGCTTGCGCGAGCGCACGCACCGCCAGTTCCGCTATGTCTTGAAGGTCCTGGAGGCCGAGTTCGGGGATGAGGTCGCGTGTCTCATCGACCGCGTCCGCGTCAAGCGCTGGCTGGATCCGCTGAAGCGTCGCACACCGTCAGGGGCACGCAGCTATTGCGTCGTGGCCCGCGCACTGTTCGCCTGGGCGATGGATAACGGGCACTTGCCGCGTGGCGACAACCCGTTCGGCAAGCAGCGCTTGCCCTCGGTCAAGAAGCGCCCGCGCTTCTTCAGCTTCGAGGACATCAAGCACCTGGTCGCGGTAGCGGATGGCAGGGTCGCGCCGCCGGCGGGCACCAAGGACCAGGAGAACTGGCGGCCCTGCCCTTCGATCGGCACGGCCCTGGTCCTGGCATTCTCCTGCGTTCAGCGCATCACCGACGTTCTCCAGCTCGGCACGCGCGACCTGGTCACGCGCCGGGGCGTGCAGCGGCTCGTCTTCACCCAGTCGAAAGGCCAGCGGAAGGGGCAGGATTTCGAGCTGGAGGGCGGCGTCAGGATCGATGCCCGCTTGCCGCCCCTCGCCGCCGATCGGCTCAAGGCCGCGCCGCCGCTCGCGCCCAAGCGGATGAACTGGCAACCGCTCGTCGTCAGCGAAACCAGCCTCGCGACCTATTCGGACTTGGTCGCCTCGATACGCTTCGCCGCCGTGCGCCAGCGGGCGATCGCCTGCGATCCGCAGCGCTGGGGTCATCTTGCCGGCATGCAGATGCGCGACTGCCGCCGCTCCGGCTTCATCCACCTGCGCAAGCTCGGCCTCACCGTCGAGCAGATCGTGAACCTCTCCGGCCATACGCTGGAGGCCGGCTACGCGATCCTGGAGCACTACCTGCCGAAGACGGCCGACGAGGCCGACGCGGTCGCGATGATGATGACGGGAGAGCTGTGATGGTCGATTGGAACCGAGACGCCGAAGCCGCCGCGATCCGTAATCTCAGCGTCGCGGTGGGGAGACTTCAAGAGGCAGCAGCACTAGCCGGTCTTCAGAAGATCGATCTCCAATTGACAGGCGCAGACGATCATATGCGCTTGCGCTTCATCTCCAGCGCCCTTGAAGGCGTCCGCATCGACCATCGACGCCAGGGCGAGGACACGCTTGCCGGCGCGCGGATCTACCCCGCGCACGCACGTCCGAACAAGACCGGAACATGAACAAACTGGCGGCTGTCGCCAGTGCTGTCGCCAGTGCATTTTCAGCCGCCAGTGTTCTCCTGATGTCCCAGCCGATAAGCCCGACGCCGCCGCGATTTTGACGCGGCAGTGAAAATTTCGGTAACGTAAACCGGCCGTC